AATTTAAGCCGTCGTTTAAGTTATTCAATGATTACTTTGGATGCTCGCCCGATGCGTTCGCATGGCTCCCCGATTTTGAGCGCGTGGGGGTCGAAATTAAGTGCCCGTGGAATTCGGTTAATCATTACCTCCATTCTCAGGTGCAAACGCCCGAGGATTTGAAAAAAACGAACCCCGATTACTATTGGCAAATCATGGGAAACATGTTAACCCATAATTTACCCGCGTGGATATTCGCCAGCTATGACCCGCGCCAACCTGAAAACCGCCGCTTACATTACGTGGTAATCGAGGCCGAAATCGACGCCCTTAATGAGCTTTGTCAGCGGATGGAAACCGCTCACCGCTATAAAGAATCTATTAAAAACGCTTGGATTAATTCGTAACCCTTAAAATTTATAATATGCAAAAGAGAAGCCCTTTTAATTATGTCGCTCGAATTGAGCGCGTTCAAAAATGGATAACCGCCAATCCTGGCCTCCATGTTAACGAGATGCTCGATGAATTCAGCGATACTCCACGCGGGACGCTGAGCTCGTTAATGTCCCACATGTTAGGCGCTGGGCACTTAATACGCCATCAAAAAGGATTTTACAGCCTCCCCGACTTAGTGGCGAGCCCGAGGTCGGTAGCGTATGACATCAAAAAGCTAAAAAAATCGCCCAACCTTTTCAGGAATGTAAAAACCCGTAGGGAAAGGGCTCAGGGAGTACTCCCCGAAATGCCCCAAAATGCCCCGATTGAAAATGAGGAAATTAGAAAAAACACCTCACTTTTTACTGAGCCTCAAACCCCTTTCAAGGATAAAACGCGGCTCGGTCCGCCAGCGGTTACCAATAATGAGGAATATTCTCGGAGTGTACTCGACGAATACAGGCGAAACACGGCAATAATGAGCGCCGTCGACGTGTTGAAAAGTTACGGCGTAAAAGTTACGCTCCAGTTTTAAAATGGGCTATTATTGCGACGCGACTACCTCATGAAAAAATTAAATACAGACTACCGCCGTAATGCTTAAGCTCATTCGAGCGAGGGGTCGCCGTTGCGCGCGGTAGTCGTATTTTTAAAATGAAAAAATCCTTTATTCTTTACATTGATTCGCTCAATATCTTGGGCGACCTCAACACCCAGCAAGCGGGCGAACTGTTTTTAGCGATTTATAATTATCATTTAAGCGGCGAAATGCCCTCCGAATTTTGGCTTAAAATTGCGTTAACCCCCTTTATTAATCAATGGGAGCGCGATTTAGAAAAATGGGAACGAATAGCCGAGGTACGAAAAGAAAACGGCCGAAAAGGAGGGCTAAGCAAATCTAAGCAAATGCTAGCAAATGCTAATTTAGCTAAGCAAGATTTAGCAAACGTAGCGGTAAATGTAAATGTAAAGGGTAATGTAAAGGGTAACGGTAATGTTACTCAAGAAAAAAAGTCTATAAAAAAAGAATTTACCCCGCCAACCCTTGAGGAGGTAAAAAGTTGGTTTATTGAAAACGGTTCCACCGCTGAGGCTGGCGCCAAGGCTTGGCAGTATTACACCGATGGGGAGTGGATAGATTCCAAAGGTACACCCGTTAAAAATTGGCGCCAAAAAATGAGGGGCGGCCGTTGGCTCGAGGATAAACCAAAAGCCAATAAACCCGAGGAGGTTTATCGCCAACTCGATCGCGAATTAGTACCAGGCTCCGATATTCTTTACAAATACAATCCCCACGGATAACCCGAAAACCACCCATGTTAACACCCCCAAACGATACCGAACTCGAAAAAATAGCCCTAGGAGCCATTCTCCTCGATTTTAACGCGCTTAAACGTGTCGAGGGTATCCTAACCTCAGAAAAGTTTTTTGACCCGCGTAATGGGCTTATTTTCGATTCTATCCTAAAACTGAAAAGTGAAAATTTACCCATCGATATTTTAACCGTTACCCAAACGCTCAGGAAATCGAAACAATTGAGCGCGGCGGGAGGTCCCCTTTACCTATCAGAATTAACGACCCGCGTAAGCTCCACCGCAAACCTCGAAACGTGGGCGCTTCAGATGGTGGAAATGTACCTCAAACGCGAGCTTGCTAAAATGGCGGCGCGGTTAGCTGAAGAGGCGTTATCGCCCGAAAACGACCCGTTCGACCTTTATAACTCCTATTCGGTACAATTAACCGACCTCATTAAATCAAACCTTAAAGGCGAAACCTCGCATATTTCCCAAATTACCCCCGAAACGACGCAAAGCATCGAGGAGCGCGAGCGCCACGGCCTCAGCGGAATACCGACGGGAATATCAAACGTGGATCACATCCTCGGAGGCCACCAAAAAGGCGACCTCGTTTACATAGCCGCCCGTCCTGGCATGGGTAAAACCGCCCTCGCGTTAAGTGTGGCGCTCAACATGGCGCAAAGCGGTTACCCCGTGGCGTTCTTTTCACTCGAAATGTCACGGGCTCAACTTGTTTTTAGGCTCGCGTCCATCCTTTCGGGAATGAACTCCGAAAAGCTCGCGAAATACACGTTAACACCTGATGAAAAGCGGACGTATTACCAAACCGTTGACCGATTAAACGCGCTCCCGATTTACATCGACGACCGCCCAGGCCTTTCCATACTCGATTTAAAAACGCGGGTTAGAACTTTGGCCGAGCGTTCCAACGTCAAAGCGGCGTTTATTGATTACGTCCAACTCCTGAGCGCGGGCAATAAGAAAAATTTCGGAAGCCGTGAACAGGAAATAAGCACTATTTCGAGGGGTTTAAAGTTAATCGCAAAAGAAAACGCTATTCCCGTAATCGCATTAAGCCAACTCAGCCGCGCAGTTGAGGCCCGCCAAGATAAACGGCCGCTCCTTTCCGATTTGCGCGATTCGGGGAGCCTTGAACAGGACGCCGACGTTGTGGCGTTTCTTTACCGCGCGGGCTATTATGACACCAACGCCCCAATTAACGGGGCCGAGTTCATAATCGCTAAACATCGTAACGGACGGACGGGAATGCTGGGCGTTAATTTCACCCCCGAAACGATGCACTACACAAGCCAACTCAATAACCCCAATAACGATATTTTTGAACTATGAAACATGGATCGTTATTTTCAGGAATCGGAGGTTTCGACCTCGCCGCTGAGTGGATGGGATGGGAAAACGTTTTTCACTGTGAGTGGAACGAATTTGGAAAGCGGGTATTAAAACATTATTGGCCTAATGCCGAATCTTTTCACGATATAACAAAAACCAATTTTACTAAATATGCAAACGAAATTGATATTCTCAGCGGAGGATTCCCCTGTCAACCCTACTCAATGGCGGGAAAACGCCTTGGAAAAGAGGACGAACGCCATTTATGGCCCGAAATGCTTAGAGCAATTAGAGAGATTGCCCCGCGTTACGTTGTGGGCGAAAACGTTCGCGGGCTTACTACTTGGAGCGGGGGAATGGTATTCGACGAGGTGTGTGTTGACTTGGAAAATATTGGGTATCAAGTCGCGCCCTATCTTATACCTGCGTGCGGTGTCAATGCGCCACACCGAAGAGAACGTATTTGGTTTGTTGCCTACCGTGACGGCCAATGGAGCGGACCGAAACACGAATTTTGCACAGGGGGGGACGTGTTTAAAGAACGGTTTAATAAACGCGGGAATGCTTCCCACACCGACCGCGATGGACTCGAGCAACGCGACGGCAAACATGAAATCGAGCCAAGTAAAAGCGGGATCAATGCACTCGATGACGCTCACGCGAATGATGACGGAGGGAATGTTACCGACGCCGTGCGCGAGCGATTACAAAGGAGCGTATCGACCCGAATGCATGACGGCGAGCAACGGATTAGATCGAACGCAAAGATTAACGAATATATATATTCACACGGGCCAGGAGTACAATTCGAAAACTTCCCAACTCAATCCCCGCTTTGTAGCGGAAATGATGGGTTTCCCACCGAATTGGACGGAGTTACCTTTTCAAAATGGCGAGCCGAATCCATAAAGGCCTACGGTAACGCGGTAGTCCCTCAGGTTGTACATGAAATATTTAAGGCGATTCAAGCATATGAAAATTTAAAAAAATGTTAGATAAAATTTTAATTTGGTACGCTGACGAATTTTTAAAATTAGACGGATTCGACGCGGCAATTATTGGCGTAGATGAAAAATCGATGTGTTTAATTTATTCAGCCTCAAAAATTATTGAAATACTTAAAAAGGATATGATCGAAGATGATGCCGTAGAGTTTTTCGATTTAAAAATAAAATACGCCTATTACGGCGAAAAAACCCCAATAATTTCCATCGACGATTTATAAAATAAAAATATGAAAGCATTTAAAAACTCCGACGGTTCTTTCGACGTCCTCAAGGAAAACCAACTTTTCCACGTGAAAAGCGGCCGCGCTAAATACGTCGGTCAAATCGGCCCAGCGTGGAAAGCGTGGGGGGCTGAGGTTAAAAGGATTCCGAGAACCGTTTCTCATTTAATCAAATGAAACGTTGTAAAATTTGCAAGGCGCCATTCGTGCCAACTTACTCGAGCTTGCAAGCAACTTGCACGAAACCCCAATGTTTAATTGAATGGGGCCGCGTTTCTGAGCTAAAAAAAGCCAAACGGGAAATTAAGCAAATGCGTGAAAATATTAAAAGCGTTTCCCAATATCGGCGCGAGCTTCAAAAGGTTTTTAACGAGTTCATCAGGCTCAGGGATAAAAACGAGCCGTGTATTTCATGCGGCCGAACCCTCCCCGCCAAATATGACGCTGGGCATTTTTACAGCGTGGGGGCTTATCCTAATTTACGATTTAACGAGGATAACGTTCACGGGCAATGCGTCGAATGTAACCAGCATCGACACGGGAATTTATTAGAATACGCCCCAAGATTAACCGAACGAATCGGATTCGAGCGGGCGAGTAAATTAATGGTTATTCGAAACGAGCCTTTACGCCTGAGCCTTGAGGAAATCAAAGCGAAAACGGAATATTATAAAAACTTAGTCAAGGAATGGAAAACGAGGAACGAATAAAGGAATTAAAAAACGAGCTGTTTATCCTCATGGCGCGGCGTTCACTCCGCCCCTGTGTAACCGAAAACTCCCGCCAATGGTCAATAATGGCCGAGCTTTATAAACTAACGGGAAACGAACGTTATAAATTAAATAGTTAACCCTTAAAATTTAAATAAATGAGTAATTTTCAACCAAAGGAGGGGCAAGGCTCCCTTTTCAGAAACGACAAAAAACAAAACGACAAAAGCCCCGATTATGGCGGGTCCGTTATCGTTAACGGTCGCGAAATGCGCCTCAGCGCGTGGGTAAAAGAGGGGAAAAGTGGGAAATTCCTAAGCCTCCAAATCAGCGAAAAGAAACAAACCGAAACGCCAGCCAATGGAAGCCAATCCAACGACCTCCCTTTCTGAGTTAATCGACCAACTCACGGCCTTAATTGCCAACTATGACGGCCGAAATACCCAACTTTCGGACGGTTTACGCGGGTACATTCAAGGCCTACGGGAAGCGCGCCACCTCGCGCAAAATTTACACGACCGCGAATTATGAAAAAAGCCCTGTTAGATGCAACGTTTAAACTCACGGCGGAAATTAACGCGCTGAGGGCTGAGCGAATTGAGCTCCTTAAATGCGAATTCGATTACACGACTCGAGCCTACGCCCATAATTATAAACGCCTGAGGGTAATAAACAAACGTTTGTACGAACTAACGGGGAATGAAATTTATAATAAGCCTTAAATTTCAAAATGGGGGCGGTCGGGGAATCTTTTCCAATCGCCCCCCCATTTTATCAGGCCGTTAAAATTGGCCTTTATAATCGCCGCAAATTTGGCGAATAAATCAGCGTCCCAATCGAGAACCCCTTCCGAGTTTTTAAAGGCAATATCGAAAGCTTGAGCGGGTTTAACGTTGTGTTTTCCCCCTTTCCTGATATTGGTAACTATCTTTCCTGGCGCCGTTCGACCCTTTGCGTAAAGCTCGGCTTGCTCCTCGTTACTTCTAAACGTACACGTTAAAAAAGGTTGGGGGTCGTTTGGGTATAACGCCCGAAATTCATGAGCCGCCAGCGTGTAAGCCCTTTGGAGTCTATAATCGCAATCGGTTAATTTTCGGCTTGCCATTTTCTTAATGTTTCATCCTTCATTCTTGAGCCCCTTGAGCTTCCGACATAATAGGCAAAAATCGAGGTTCCAATCGATAGCACACTCCCAAACGTCATATCCGCGAGTCGTTGGTTTTCGTGTGGGATTACGATAAATATTAGCGATAAAACGACGCCGATTAATAGGCTC